CTTTACGCTACTTGCACTTTTTGTTTGTGAGTATGTTATTGTATATGTACTCATATAGCCCACCCTTGCTCTCTTAACCACTCAGCACTTTGGAGCTGAGCTGTGGTTGCCGCAGTACCTAACGTGTTACTTTTTATATTTTTTATTGTATCGGTACAGTAAAAGCTATTATAAAGATAACCAGATAATGGTACATACGTGAACTCTTCAGGAACCTCATCCGCACAATAACAGTTTGATATTGTGCCTGTATAAAATGATGCCGCACCGTTTGAACCATAGCTGCCTCCGATTTTACAACGACTAAAACAGTTTATAACTGTTACATTCTGATTGTTTATATACAGCACTCGTATATAACCGCTACCTCCTCGGCAGTTAAGGGTTGCAGCACACACAGAATTTTTTATAATACCGTTGTTACCTACACGTGTTAAAAAAAGATAATACCCTGTGTATGTTCCACCAAAATAACACCTGTTAATTGTCCACGCTTTATCGTAATAAGCACCATTTACAGCTGCAACCTCTGTGATTTGTCCCGGTGAAGATTCAAAAATACAGTTATTTTCTATGACAAAATTTTCTAGGCTTAATTGATTCTTGCAATATGCTACAGATAATTTTTTAGCACCTGATATATGTATATTCCTAAGCGTTATATTTTTTAGTGTCATACCTACTTCTAGTGGAGGTAAAAACGATATATCTGTATTAGCAAGCTGTATCTCTGCATTTTTTAGTACCTTGTTATTTCCTTCAAAGGTGCAATAAAAATATGTAGTTATTCCAAAGCCTGTCCAATTGCCAACATTAGAAAAGTCTATATCATTTTCAATAATTATCCTGCCCGTAGCAGAGCTACTACCCTTATTGCTGACGCTTGCCAATGCCATATAGTCCTCTGCATCTTCTACGTAGTATATAGCATTGTCAACGTCAGACTCAGCACCAAAATTACCATTTGCCATAATATCATCACCCCTTAATAAATACAATAGCACCCTCAGGCAAGTTATCTGCTTCATCCAAGCTGTTGAGAACTGCCGTGGTCGGTATTATGGTTGCATCGTAGCTACCGTTTAGCTTATATAGGTCCGTGTCGGTAATGCGAATCCCAAGCTTAGCTCCGTTTTCGCGCTCAATGTAGGTCAACTCGCCACCATTGCTATCTTTGCTAAACTGGTAGACACCTCTGCCGTTATCATCACCCACGCCATACTGTGTAACTATGTTGTATGTATCGTTTTCTAACACAAATATATGCTGTAGCTTTATGTACTCGCTCTCCGTCTTACGGATCATAACCTTATACATATCGGCTACATCATCAGACATATTCGGGTACTTAGTTTTAGGACTTACAAATGTAAAATATTGATAGGCATTATTACCGCCTAATATACTTGTATAATACACCTGTTTACTATTTACAGTAAGTGAAACTACCTCATCTGTAGTCATATTTTTATAGTCGCTAGGCTTTACTAAGTGAGCCTCTATGAACTGCAACGATATCCCCTTAGCTTTTACATAGCCTCGTATAGATGCAGTATTAGTAGCACTATAGGTATGAGTATCACCAGCCCACACAACACTATTGCCCTCTTTAACAAGATTTGGGATACACTTATAGTCAATGATGTTAGTTTCAAGATACTCTGTGAATAAATTTTGTGAGAATACCGAAGTTGCCTCTATCATATCAGCAGCAACAACATCCTGTTTTACTACAGTTATTATCTCTTGAGTCGCTGTGCCGCCGTTAATTACATTGTTCACAGCATTGTCAACAGCTTTCGTAACAGTAGCATTAACCTTATTATCGGTTGAGTTTGGCCTTGAGTTATTTTCCTCGTGGGTTGTACCCTCTGTGGTAGTTTCTATGGACTGAGTAAAATTACCGTTATAGCTAAATTCCTGACTAAATACAACTGTATCAAATGTATTCCCTTCCTCATCGGTAATAATGATTTTGTCGCCAACTTCTATAAGAGGATTTGCAAGTCCACTGTAATTGATAGCTCTATATGTAAAGCCCTCAATATTATCCCACAAATAGTAAAACGCTTTAGATGTCATTATCGGATTGTCAATCTCAACCTCAATAGCATTAACCTCATCAGACACTATGTCATCATTTGAACAGGAATCCTCATCACCATCTGCCAGTTGAGCATAAAGAGCATTAACAACAGATACATTATCATTTACACTTAAGCTATATGTAATATCCGGTGTTATTTCTGCCCTAGAGCCATTTGTACCAAGAGAGAAAAATTCAAGAACACCTAGCCTGTTTATGCGGACATTTAAACCACAGCACCCCGCAATATAACCCAGCATCTCTCTTTTGGTGTAGCCATCCGGCTTAGTCTCAAGTAAAATGCTCTCAGGAATGATACTATAATTGCTATTCGGCTCAATCTCCTTAGCAATCTCTCTCAAACTGTGCTTGTCATCCTCCCAATTAAGGAGGCTATTGTACTTTATTGCATATGTTATAGTGCCTAGCCTGTCATAAGCAGTTAATGTAGTAATAATTCCCTCCTTTGATACATCGTCAGCAAAAAATGTACCGAGAGGCACTTCAACGTCATTACTATATATTGCCTTGACTTCAAGCCTTGTACCCTTGAAATTATTGTCAAAAACAGTGTTCTTAGTGCCATCGGACATGGTGTTGACAAGCTTTAAGGTCAAAGTGTTGCTTATTGCATTGCCAACGCTCAGCTTATTATCAGAGCAACAGCTTTCTTCCAAATTGAAGCTATATATTTCTTCATCCGTAAATTTAATTTGGTTAGTATTTGTATTAATACTTATCCCTGTAATATAATCCTTTAATATATCAATATCATATTCTATTAACATAATATTGCTCCTTTACTGCTCAACAAGGTCAAAAGCAAGTCCATTCCACCAAACATTTTCCTCCTGTATAAGTGCCACCGGTGACGTTCTATCACTTACATACATTGTCTTAGTCACGTATCCGTCCTGTGGATCTAAGAAGTAAACCGACACGAAATCATTCGCCACAGCATTAAGTACCTTTTGTATATCCTGCTGCAAAATAGGCTGAAAACTTACAACAACTTTACGCTTTACCGCAATTCTTTTCCTTATAAGCTTGCCTGCCGTATTTCTTTTGCTGTCCACATCAAGGTCACTTATATCAACCCGATACTCTTTTATAAAGGGAGTAAAATCTACCCCTCCAACACTTATTAGCGTGGCCATCGCCTTACACCTCCAATACAACCTTGCCTGTCTTGCGCTGTAGCTTATTAATGCTGTCTACACATACTTTGCCAAACTTTGTTCCACCTATACTAAGCTCAATGTAAAGGGGAGCATTATTGCCACTCGTTCCTGCATTACTGCTACGGTCAGTCATTATTGCAGCAATCTTACCTGCAAGCTCGTTTATCCAGTTTGTATTGTTTTCCAAAGGCATTACAGCCTCTCTACCTCTCTCACCCACCATAGCAAGCGTAGGCTGAGAGATAATACCACCTGTAGCAAGCTTAGGTATCTTAGTTACCTCCATAACAGGCTTACTACCGTCCTCGCCACCCGGTATTAATGCCTGTGCCGCACTAACAATACCATTTATTAATCCACCTGCTCCTGAAATCAGTAGATTAAAAAAGTCAATAACTAAGTTAATACCCGCCTTAAATATGCTAACTACACCATCAATAAATCCTTTGAAGATATTGACTAGACCCTCCAGGGCGGTCTTCAGGTCACCTCTTAATACACCGCTTATAAACTGTACAACGCCCTTAAGTACTGTTATAACGCTATTTATAATGTCAATAATAAAGGCTACGGCAGTTCCTACAACATCAACTATTGTATTTACAGCAGCAGAAAACATAGGTCCTAAAGTCTTTATTAAAAAGTCAGAAATCGGTACAATGTTTTCATTATATAGCTTTAATATCTCATCAGCAATAACTCCTACAAAATCCAAGAAATTATCAAGTAAAGGCTTTAAATGCTTAGACCACAGCCAATCAACGCACTGCATAATATTATCAACAATAGGCTTTACTTCTATATTCCAAAAGTCGGTTAAAAGGTCAGCACTATTGTTAATTGCAGTCCTTAACTCGCTAAATACCTCAGCTCCCCACTTATTCCAAAAATCACTTATAGATTTGCAAAAATCCATCCATATTTTGATTGATAATTTTAGAGCAGGAGATATAGCATCGCTGTAGAACATCTGAAACATTCCGTTTAAACGGTTAAACAGCACATCCAGTGTCTTAACAACCTCATCAGCAAACTGAGTAATAACAGGTAATATGTACAGCACAAAGCTTTCAGCAAATGGCACAAGCACATTATCCATAATATCAGTAAATACAAGCGTAAATGTATCATTTAAGCCTGTAATTACATCTGTTATAAGGGTTATGCTATCCGTCAACAAGCTAGTAAAATCGGTGTTAAACCACTCCGACAATGGACTCCCCAATTTCTTAAGCCTTAACCAAGCATTTTCAAAGGAATTGTATATTAACGCTCCATTCTTGATTAAATTTTTGACAATCGCCATAAAACTCTCATCTAAAACAGGTTTTATATTGATAGTAAACCAGTTACTAAGTTTATCTTTCAGGTCCTTAAGAGTTGCTTTAGCTCCGTTCCAAAGACCGGATAACACAGGTTTAACAGTAATATCAAAATCTTCTTTCCACTTGTTAAACTTTTCTTTAAACTTAATCAAAGAACTATCGTTTACAGTAGGATTTACCTCAATATCCGTACCTATATTACCATCATTACCGCTTACATCAGGGACAGCATCAGACTCATCAGCACTTGAATCATCAAAGGATAATACATTCAACTCATCGAAGCCGGCTAACACACCCTTGAGCTTTTTAGCCTCAGAGGTGGCATCAGATATATTTTCAGTGCTCTCAGCTGTACTATCAGCCATTGAAGACATTACACTGTCTTCAGACTTATTGCCTGTCAATATTTCTACTATGCTCTTAAAATAATCAGCTAAATAATTAAGCCTTTCAACAAATTTATTAATTAGCTTAATAGCAGGTGTAAATAGATTAATCAAAGCTTGTCCCAATGTTGCCTTAAGACTGTCAAACTGTAGATTAAGTACTCTTACCTGATTAGCCCAGCTGCCGCTTGTCCTTGCAAAATCACCACTGGCAGCACTAAGCTTGTCCTGAACAAAAGCATACCTTAAAGCTACCTTTTCTGCCTCACTCATTTTGGCGGTTGTCTTGTTATAGCCATTTGCAAGAGCATAGCTGTCAAGTGCCGTCTGTGTCATTACAACACCTAAATCCTTGAGTGATTCGGTTTCACCTGTCCATATAGACTTAAGCTTGGTATATGCCTCATCTGTTTTTAGGTTATAAAACGATGCAACATCACCGGTGAGAGCCGTAATAGATTCTGCCATTTTATACGCCTGTCCTTCACTAAACCCAAAGGACTTTGACATAGCACCAAAGGTACCCATATACTTTTTAGTGACAGTTTCAGACATACCATAAGACTTGATAACACTCTTAGCAAAAGCATCAACCTTAGAGGACATCGTTGTAAATGTGACATCCACAACATTTTGTACCTCAGCAAGGTCAGAGCCTAACTCAAGACACTGTTTGCCAAAATCTATTAGCTTCTTAACAGCAAACGCACCGGCTAAAACAGTTCCTGCCTTTTTTGCCAAAGATGTAATACCGCTTAGCTGCTTGCTAAACCCCTTTTGATTCAGCTCTAAGTCTAAATCAATGCTACCTACACTCGTTCCCACGCTCTCCCCTCCTAGCTAAACGCAGCTTTGCAAAGCTCTTGTAGCCTATCATACTTATTCTTATAAGCTTTGTTATCTTGCTTAATAACCTCGTTTTTGTGAAGCATCCACTCAGAGCGAATTCTTTTCTGGTCCTTTGAAAAATTCTTGAGCATATTCTTATCGGTCTCAGCCCTTATCCCGACAACCTTGCCAAGTGGCGTATCGGGTAGCAATCCCGACAAAAGCCTTGAAAACTCTGCATAGCTTAGATCCGTTGTTGTTAACCTTATGCCATACTGTTGAGCAAAGCTTGCCTCGATTAAATCCCAGTCAATAAACAAATCATACCAATAATTGTCATAATCAGGCGTATAATCGTTACTGAAATCGGGCATCAACAGTATCGTAATCCTCGCCTGTAGCTGCTGCCATAACCGCCTTAACAACTGTTGTATAATCATTAAAAGGTAGCTCTAAGGCATCTAATGCCTTCACAGCCTTTTCCCCAACAATAAGCTTCATAACAGCGTCAAATTTTACGATATCCGGTCTGCCATCTTCCCTGCTAAGCTCCTGCTGTACAAGTAAAACAGTATTTTTATCATTCTTGACGGCAAGCTCCATATCGTCAGAAATCTTTACAACAGGCTTTTCATTTGTTAATTTAGCACTAATATCTATAACCTTCATTTTTATTTCTCCTTTCAAAAATAGCCCCTTCCACCGAGGGGCTATTGCTATTTATGTTCTTGGTGTTGCAGGAATTAACTCTATATCAATGTCTAATTTTCCAGACATTGACCAATCTCCGGTAGTCTTAAACTCCCACTCAAGTACATCTACATCTGTACTATCACCGCCGGCACTGGTTACATTAACAACACCGGGCACTGTAAGAGTATCTCCGTTTGGAAATGTAATGGTCATTTCTGCTTCTGCTTTTCTGCCATTTTTATAAGCAAATG